AGCGCTCTTAATTAAATTTAAAAAACCTGTTTATGCCGCCGGTTGAGAATCGCCAGCGCCGCCAACAATTTCGCCGGTCGATTCGTCAACGATGATCGAGTCGTCGGCATCGATTACGATTTTTTTGTTTTCCTCGTTTGCAGCTTCGATCTTTTCCAAATTCTGCATTTCGATTGACATAGGTAAATATTTCCAGCCGCGCCGAATGACAGTCTTTTTAATCATTTCGTCTCGGTCTGTGTCCCACGGTGTTTGTTTGCCGGATTTAACCGCTGAACTTCGGGCTTTAATTTTCATGACTTCATCAACGGTCATCCATTCAAAATGACTGCCGCCGTCTTTAAAGTGCGCGACCATATAAACTAACTTTGGCTCGCCACGATCACCGGACAATTTAGGCCGGTGCGTCACTTTATTTTCAAGCCCAAGTACAAGGTCGAATTCGTCGTTTTCGTAAACGACGTTTGCGTTTATGTTGCTAATCTCGCCGGATCTTCTTGAAAGAGATATTAAGCCGCGATAGCCTGGCATCATTTTGATTTCGCCATTGAAGGGCACAAGGTAGGCTTGGCCTAAAGCTCCGCCGATTTCAAGGCCAAGGTGCGAAGCTTGAACAACGGCATTAACGAAGCTGCCGGGGTTTTGCAGTGCAATTTTTGCCAGATAAGCATTTCCGCGTAACTCGTTCAAGGCAATCCTTGCCATTTTTTCCGGGGTCAGATTGTTTCCAATTACTGATTTGATCTGCCCCATACGGGAAGCCAAAAATTGGGACAATTCACTAAGATTCGTTGGTTTTTCTAGTTTTGTTCCTGTTGCCGCTGATTTTAAATTTTCTACGCTCATAATGTCCTCACTTAATTAAAAAAGGCCTAGCGCCCGGTTTGATGGTCGTAAATCTGCGCATCATTTCTTCGATATTGTCTTTACTGATAGCGCCATTGGTTCGCAACATCAATTCGATTGCAAATCCTTTCCAGTCTGTTTTTTCGCTCGGCTTGTTGGTTTTCCACGTCGCCAGTTTTTGCCCGTTGTACATCAACAATGCCGCTTCGCCCATGCGTGATTTGATTTGCGTGGTCAAAGTTTCAAGTTGTGATTCCAGTGTTTTCAAATTGGACTTGACGTTCGCTGCTGTGCAAATAGCATCAAGTAATTCCGGGCTGGCTTCTATAACAGATCCTGAATCGAATCGATATAAACGATTTATATCTTCAGTTGTGGTTGGTTCTGGCGCTTCGCGGTTTTGTATTCGATTCCAGAATTCGATTTCTTTATTGCGGATTGCTTGGATTATTTCTTCATCTCTTTTAATCCAATGAATCCTTAAGTCATCGGTTCCTATCAACGCCGCAACCACGCATTTATTCCTGCCTTTTACCATCATGTCGTGCATCGTTTGGCATTGGTAATGAATGGGGAAATCGTCGGTTTCTGGCTCTCCCCAAAGTTTTGCAGCAAATCCGTTTACAGATTTAGCTTCTGCGCTGATAACTTCGCCATCAACTCGTAGCACCATGTCTGACTCTGAAGCTAAGAAAGGCAATTCCGGATCGCAAAGCCGCTCATTTTTGGCTATAACTTCAACGTCATGTCCGCGTTCGTCAAGCTCATCAATCAGCATTTCAAGAATTAAAGGTTCGAATTTCTTGCCGCGATTAAATATCTTTTGTTTTGCCGGTGTTATTTCTTCCTGGTATTCGCCAATCTTTTCTTGATACAAAGCGAATGGACTTTTCCATGGAGAAACGCCAAGAATCGCGGCAGCGTCAGAACTGCCTATGTATGTTTTCCTATCAATTAACATATGTTTCACCATTCTTTATAAATGCAACACAACGTCTTGATACTCCGTAGATAGCGGCTATGCTTGCATTTGATCCATTAAGTTTTCTTATTTCTTTAGCTTGCTCTAGTGTTAATTTTCTACTTGCCAAACCATTTATTCTTGCTGCTTCTTTTTGCTTCTTTGTGTTTGTTATTAAGCCTAGTTTTCTTGCATGTAATTGATTGATACTAGCATTTACCCATTCCAGATTTTCTATCCTGTTATCAGTTTTAATACCGTTAATATGATTAATCTGAGGCAAGTTATGTGGATTAGGTATCCATGCTAAAGCGACTAATCGATGCGCCAATAAAGATATTCCTTGATTGGTTGAGTAGTACAATCTTGTTCTTAAATATCCGTCAAATGTTGTTTGTTGAGCCTTAAACATATTGCTTATGTGTGACCATATTCTTCCATCAGAAGATGCTGAATATCTACCTTCCAATCCTGGAATTGGCATAAGCGCAATCTCTTTCAAAATTGCAGCGGTATCCGAGCCGCCAATAAAATTTTTTCTGTCTTGCGTGATATTTTTCAGAATTGCATTCATTTTTAAAATCCGAAGTAGTTAAAAATTTGAGTCCAGCACATTTCGGCCACCAAATAAGCGCCAATGATTGCCGCCATGCTTATGACTGTTGAGTCCATATCTATCTTCATCGGATCACCTCAACACTGACGGTATAAGGCTCATTTACATGCGCGACTGCAGACATTAATGCGTGCCATGCCGACTGAAACAGCCCGGTGTAACGGTAGTAGCTTCCGCTCGCCGTTTTTATCTTGATTCTGAATTTAAGTGGTTTCATGCGTCTCTCCAGTGTGTTGATAGGGTTATAAATTCAACGACCACGACCGCGACTCCGACCACGACCGCGACCCCGACACCGACATCGACATCGACCCCAACCCCGACCACGACACCGACATCGACTGCGACCCCGACCGCGACACCGACCGCGACCACGACCACATTTGCCTTAAAATAACGGCGTTCATTTTTGTAATCTCGGTAAACTGGCTTTAAGTTCGCACAAATCCAACAAAGCACCACGATTGATATAAACAAAAAGATCGTCAGGATATGGCTCGCATTCATTAACCGTTCCTGATGTAACAAAGTCCGCGTATCTGTCTGTTTCAGGAATCCACGAGCATTGTGTTAATACCAAGTCGGATCTGGTAACTTGCTCTAACTTTCCTGTAAAAATCATCGTTACAGTTCTAACGATCACGTTTTTTCCGACCGGATAAACGTGACTTACTTCTTCCTCGCGCGGCTGATTAAGCAACGTTCGAATTTCCTTAATCTGTCCAAGCGTTAAATCATTTATATCTATTTTCATGCGTCTCTCCAAGGTTGTTGTCAACTGCCCGCGCCTGCGGTTTTGGCAGTTGATGGGATGCATAATACCTATGGGTATTGTTCATGTCAATACCCTAAGGTAAATTATTTTTAATATGATGGTTATGTGATTGAATTAAATTTCTGGAATTGGGTAAAAATTACACCAATCTGTGCGGGTTAAGATTTGGTGAAGCTGAGTGGTAGATTTATGATAATAAAAAACCCGCTCTGGGCGGGTTGATTAAATTGCTTCCGATTATTGCGGATTGTTTTATCTTAACTTTTGTATTGCTTCGCGTACCACGCCAATGATAGTTGATGTCCCTAATGGTTTTATCGGGTAACGATTATTTATCGGTTTTAAATACCAATCAGCGCCGTCTTTAATTAGCTGTTTGAATGTCGCCTCGTGGTCGCCATTTTTTGCAATCACATAGTCGCCAGGTTGATAATCCAAATCAGGTTCGATAATCAAAATTACCCCGTCAGGAAAATTCGGCTCCATTGAGTCGCCTTTAACGCGCAATGCGAAAGTATGCACCCCAACTGTTACCGTGGTTTCCACATAATTATCTGCATATCCCGGCTGGAATTGGTCGTTTGCGTCCCTAAATTCGCCTGCTTGAACCCACGATATTAACGGAACCTTTCCTTTGTGACCGGTTGCCGGTTCTGTATTTGTTGCAATATTACTAATGCCATCAAGCCAGCCTTTAGGTAAATTAAAAGCAGTCTCAATCACTTCAATCATCTCATCTGCAATTCTTTTTTTGGCTTTTTTGCCTTCAGGATAAAGCATGCGGTTTATATACGAAGGGTCTCGCCCAATCCTGCGCGCTAGTTCAGCGTTAATCCCGCCACATTTTAATTTTATAAGGTCAATTAGCTTAAGCCTTCTTTTCTCGTATTTATCCATATTTCGAAAGTATCGCTAATTACTGCCACAAGCGAAATAACCTGCGGGTATTGACATCGAATTTACCCACGGGTATCATTCGGGTTGCTGATTCGTAATTTTTGGGAATGAAAATGGAATGTTTGCGTGAGTTTCTTAATAGCTTGCCTCCAATTAAGCAGGCTGAATTCGCTATCGAGTGTGGAACGACAATAGGATATTTAAGAAAGGCTATCACCGCTAAACAAGAGTTAGGGGTTGAAATTAGTGTTTTGATTGAAAAAAAATCGCTCGGGGTGGTGACTAGAAAAAAATTACACCCGTTTTCATACGCAAAAAAGTGGCCAGAGTTAGCAGAAAAAGAGAAGCAAGTTGCATAGGGACAACAAGCTGTTTT